CTAGGCTATGACCAGTACACCAGATGGTTCTCTCTTTTCCATAAGACGCGAGTTTTTCTGCTAGACCAGGGTAGATACGATCCACACTGGTTTTGAAACCATGATGAACAAATCCAATGCCAGTTGAGCTGGCTGTAAGACGAGCATCTAGATCAGCTGCTATGTCTGACCATTGTGTAGGCTGAGTGCCTCGGCAGACTACAATTAAATCTACACCGTCGGTAATAAAATAGGCTTCGGATCCATCTACTGAAATTAAACTGGCATCATAGCCTAGCTTAGCAAACTCTGTTTTACCCTCGGTTTCGGGCAGGTATGCTAACTTGCTGAACGTAGCCATTAACAGGGCCTGTTCGGTAAATGGTTTTATGTTTATCATAGATTGATATCCTTGTTTTTTAGGAAAGCATTGGCCGGGAATTTGCTCCTGTCGCCGTCTTTCCATTGAATAATTATGGTTTCATCTGCGCCGTTGAAGCAGCCTTCGAGTATTTCCCCATCTTTGCGAACCGCTGCGGCGCTCCAGGGAAATGCCTTCTTGTATTTACTCAACCCACAGGGCTGATTGCTGATCCAGATGGTTACGTTTTCATTAAAATTATAATGAAGTTTTCTTACGGATTCAGCAGCAAATAGATTGACACTTACCACAAAACCTAATATAATGTATTTAATCCTTGCGAGCGTCATTTTTACCATCTGCTCTGGCTATGCGATCTACATCGGGTTTTACGCCCAAAGCATTTGACATCAGAGTATCAATTCTAATGATGTCGTGATTCATGGTTCGTACTCGGTTATCCAGAGCTACAATAATACCACTAAGGCCTTTGATAGAACTCATGACTCCTGCTAAGATAAATTTAAGTGTAAGGAATACAAAGTATCCACCAGCGCAGGCTGCTGCGATGGGAAAGCCAACCTCGGCTATGAGTTTAAAGATATCCATGATTTCCCTATTGACAATTCTTATATACGTATTTATAATAGTAAAGATATGAAATTCTATACAAACGTGATTATTTACGGTGATAATGCTCTGGTTCGGGGCGTTCACAACGGTCAGCGATTCCAGGAAAAAATCCCATTCAAACCCAAGTTGTTTGTGCCTAAAAAGAAGGCAGGCGCAGCCACGTATCATAACCTATTTGGCGAACCCCTGGAAGTCATAGAATTTGGTGGCATCAGCGATGCTAAAGAATTCCAAAAGAACTATCAGGGTGTAAGCAACATGAAGATTCATGGCAACACCAACTGGCAGTATCAGTACATAACCGAAACCTATGGCGGTGAGATAGAATTTGACATGACCAAGCTGCAGGTCTGGGCTCTGGACATAGAGACTACTTCAGAGCTGGGTTTCCCCAGTGTAGATAATCCCCGAGAGACTGTACAGCTCATAACCATACAGGATCTGGCTACACGTAGCATAACCACCTATGGCATCAAGGCCTATACAGGCAACCGCACAGACATCAAGTATGTTGAGTGCAAGGATGAATATGATCTGCTGCGTCGCTTCCTCAGTGATTGGTTGGTAAATCCACCTGACATCATCACAGGCTGGAACATTAACCTGTTTGACATACCCTATCTGGTGAACCGCATCGAAGCCATCATGGGTGAACCCAGCACCAAGCAGCTCAGCCCCTGGCGTCAGATTCGTCGTCGTGACATTGAGTTTGCTCAGAAGACCCTGACCAGCTATGAAATACCTGGCATCACCATATTAGACTACATAGACCTGTATAAAAAGTTTACCTATAATGCTCAGGAAAGCTACAAGCTGGATTATATCTGTAAGCAAGAGTTAGGGGTGGGTAAACTGGAACATAGCTATGATACCTTTGCTGAATTCTATAAGGCAGACTGGAATCTATTTACCGAATACAACGTCATAGACACTGAGCGCATACTTCAGCTCGAAGACAAAATGAAGCTCATAGAGCTGGCTGTGACCATGGCCTATGATGCCAAGTGTCAGTTTGGCGATGTGTTTAGCGCAGTACGAACCTGGGACTGTGTGCTGTATAACTATCTCTGGGATCAGAACATTGTAGTACATCCGCGTGATACTACTCGTGAAGATCGCAGCATCGAAGGCGCCTTTGTGCAGGAACCTGTTCCTGGCTCATATGATTGGGTAGTCAGCTTTGATGCTACTAGTCTGTATCCCAGCATCATCATGCAGTATAACATGAGTCCAGAAACTCTGGTCATGGGTGATCAGGATTACTTTACACCCACCACAGTCAAACAGCTCTTGGATAAAAAGACCGATCTCAAACATCTGCATGAGCGAGACGAATGCATGACAGCCAATGGATACCATTTTAATCGCAAACAAAAGGGACTGTTCCCAGGCATTGTAGAAAAACTATTTGACGATCGTCAGGTGTATAAACGCAAAATGATCGAGGCTCAGAAGCTCTATCAGGAGACCAAAAAGGCCAGCTATCTAAATGACATCAGTCGCTATACCAATTTCCAAATGGCTCGTAAGATTCAGCTCAATAGTTTATTTGGAGCCTGGGCCAATTACTTTTTCCGCTACTTTGATGATCGCATTGCCGAGGGTATCACCACAACTGGTCAGCTGATCATACAGCAGGTAGGACGGGCTCTGGATGAATATTTAAACAAGGTCTGTGGCACCAAGGACTACAAGTATAGTTTTTATTCCGACACTGACAGCTGTTATATTACCTTAGATCCTCTGGTTAAAAAGTTCTATGCTGATAAAAGCAAGGCCGAGATTGTAGGCATATTGGATCGAATCTGTGAAGAAAAGATCACAGACATAATCAATCGCAGCTGTAAAGAGCTGGCATTCTATACCAATGCCTTTGATCCCAAGATCATATTCAAACGCGAAGCCATAGCTGACCGAGGCATTTTTGTGGCCAAGAAACGCTATGCACTCAATGTGTATAATAACGAAGGTGTGAGCTATGATCCACCCAAGCTCAAGGTCATGGGTCTGGAAATTGTGCGTTCCAGCACACCTGAGGTGATTCGTAACAGTCTCAAGGAAGCAGTACGAGTAGCCATAACCACTGATCAGCAGACCATGCAGGATTATATTGGTGCCTATAAAAAAGAGTTCATGCAGTTACCACCCGAAGAGATAGCATTCCCTCGTGGTGTCAATAACCTTAAAAAGTATAGCAGTGCCAGCCACATCTATGCCAGTGGTTGTCCCATGCATGTACGAGGTGCCCTGTTGTATAATCATTATCTAAAAGACAAGGGCATAACCAACAAATATGAAAGCATTGGCGAAGGCGATAAGATTCGATTCTTATATTTAAAAACACCCAACCCCATTAAAGAAAATTGCATAGGATTCATTGCCAAGCTTCCAGCAGAATTTCTATTGACAAACTACATAGATTATGATACAATGTTTGAGAAGAGCTTTATAGAACCATTAAATGGCATCATCGAAGGCATGGGCTGGACTGCTCGCCCTCAGGCAACATTAGCAGGATTATTTAGTTAGGAGAAAGCATGTTTACACATTTAAATGTTAGTATAGTAAAAAGCGTAGTTAGGATTGGAGCCGGCGTTGCTCTGATCAATGGTGAATTATTACAGGCAGGTTGGCTGTTAATCGTGGCAGAATTACTAGGCGTAGCCGAGGAGCTGGTATGAGTTTATTAGACAAGTTACAGAGAAATAGTACCATCAAGGATACTGACATCCTGGCCGATAGTAAATTCTTTGGAGCCAAGGACATGATTCAGAGTCCTGTGCCCATGATTAATGTTGCCCTGAGTGGTAAGTTGGATGGTGGATTGACTCCTGGCCTGACTGTATTTGCTGGTCCCAGCAAGCATTTTAAGACAGCTTTTGCTCTCATGCTGGCTAAATCATATCAGGACAAGTATCCTGACGGCGTAGTATTATTTTATGATTCAGAGTTTGGTAGTCCACAGGCCTATTTTGATAGCTTTGGCATAGACACCAAGCGAGTGTTGCATACTCCTATCACAGACGTTGAACAACTTAAACATGACAGCATGGCACAGTTAGCCAACATTGAGCGTGGCGACCATGTCATGATCATCATTGACTCAGTTGGTAATCTGGCTTCTAAGAAAGAAGTCGAAGATGCTCTGGAAGGTAAAAGTGTGGCTGACATGAGCCGAGCCAAGCAGCTTAAATCATTGTTCAGAATGGTTACTCCGCATTTAACCATCAAGGACATTCCCATGGTGGTTGTGAACCATACCTATAAAGAAATTGGCATGTTCCCCAAGGATGTTGTTAGTGGTGGAACTGGTATTTACTATAGTGCGGACAATATCTTTATCATTGGCCGTCAGCAGGAAAAAGACGGAACCGATGTCATTGGTTACAACTTTATCATCAATGTAGAAAAGTCTCG